GCCGCACAACTAGGCGAAAAAATAGAAGCGCTAGAAAAAAGAAAACAAAGCCTTTATAAACGCGGATATAAAGACGGACAGCATAGAGTACAGCTAGTACAGGACGAAATAGACGTATATAAAAAGCAGCTAGTAGTAGTAGAAGAAGCTATAAAAGCTAACGAAGACCTAGAAAAACAAAAAAACAAAACAGCCGCCGCACCAAAAAAAACAAAAACAACTACAACAACTAGAAAGCCAGTGTCTACAGTAAGCGCCTTAGGCGCTACAGCTGGTTTTTCTACTGGAACTACCGAGCAGTTAAATTTACAAGCTGGTAGTAGTTTACTAGGCGAAATGCAAACAGTAAATACAGACCCTGTAGCTATGTTAGCAGCTAGTGTAGCTGGTAGTACAGAAGAATTAAAAAGCAAGCTAAGCGCCGCAAATGAAGTAGTAAGGGCTAAAGGTATGGAACAGCAACTAATAGCCCAGGAATTAACCGCTGGTATGAACGACATTATAAACAACGGTGTACAGGGTATAGTTTCTGGACTAGCCGAAGCGGTTACAGCTGGCGGTAATGTAGCTGGCGCTATGGCTAAAGTACTACTAGAAGGTTTAGGTAATATGGCTATACAGTTAGGGCAGTTAGCCCTTTCGTCTGGTCTTGCTATAGAAGCCATAAAAAAGGCTTTAACTAGTTTAGCTGGTCCTATTGCTATTGCGGCTGGTATAGCCTTAATAGCGCTAGGTAGTTTTGTAAAAGGTAGGGCTGCGGCTATAGGAAATAGTAAGGGTAATACTTCTAAGGTAAGCGGACCACGTAGCGGCGCTGTAGCGGCGTTTGCTAACGGTGGAATAGTTAGCGGTCCAACACTAGGACTAATGGGCGAATACGCAGGCGCTAGAAGTAACCCAGAAGTAATAGCGCCACTAGACAGGCTTAAAAACTTAATAGGCGACAGACAAGCGCAGCAAGTGAACGTAGGCGGCGAATTTAGGCTACAGGGACAAGACCTAGTAGTAGCACTACAACGCGCCGAAAAACAACGCGGTAGAATTAAATAAAAAAATATGGCTTACGGCGTAAAATTTAGACTGGACTTTGAAGACCACGAAGGCAACGGCAAAAGACTAGATATATTAAAGGACGGATATACAGGCGAAATACTACCGCTAGTAGGTGGCGCAGACCCAGTTAAAATAAAGTGGGACGGCGACGACGACTTTTATAGCCCTATTATTGGTAGCACTTGTAACATAAGCCTATACCAAACAGACGAAACAAACTACGACGACTTTTTTAACGAACCAGAACGCGAATATAAAGTAGAGGTATATACAGCCCAGGCAATACGCGACGAATTTAAAAATAACGTACAGCTAGACGGTGGAATAGTAGAAGCTGCCGACTGTTTAAACGGTAGCTATTACGATACAGGAACACTACTACAAAGCCGCGTAATAAACGACGGCGGTATAATGGAAGCTGTAGACTGCGTTAGTAATGTACTTACAGAAACCCAAGACAACTATACACTATTCTGGACTGGCTGGCTACTTAGCGACCAATTCGCGGAAGTAATGGCACCAAACCCACAACCAGTAAACCTAACAGCTATAGACGGACTAGGCGAACTAGACAACTATTTTATAGATAACAGTTATTATAGTATATCTTTTGGAGATTTAAAATTTACACTAGCTAGCGTTATATGTAAAGCGCTACAAAATTTAGGGCTAGATATAGAAGTACTACTAAACAACGATATAGCTGTAATAGATTTACTAGGAACTAACTACAACCTTTATACACGCGATTTTACAGGGAACGAACAGGTTTTTTTTAGTGATGTATACGAATTTTTTAACGTAAAAGAATTTTTAGAAAATATACTAAAAAATATAAACGCTAGAATTTTCCAAGCTAATGGGCGCTGGGTAGTTTTAAATAATAGTACTTACAGCGAAGAAGCTATAATAGACTACGTAAAAGACTATAAAGACGAAAACGACGAACTACCAGAAGGTATAGGAACTATGCGCCAGGAATACTTAAAAGGCGGTATAGAACGACTATATTTTAAGCGTTTCAATAGTAGCGGTACATACCAGGAAGACTATAACCACGAAGGTTTACGAACTGTAAGAACAGACCTACAGCCACTAGAACAGAACCTAACACGCGAAGCTGAACGCGGCTACAAAGCTGTACGGTTTAAAGTACCGCCTATAAAAGGAATAGTAGACTATAACGACGACGTAGGTTTTGAATTTCAAAATACTACACACTGGACTATATTTAATGGTAGTTTTGTAACAGACCAAATAGCATTAAGCGGAAGTAAAAGTTTTAAAACTACAGCTACTAACAGCGGAAGTATACCTACTAGCTTAGCTATTACAGGTTCTTATAGCGGTAACCGAGACGTAGCTATGAAGCTAAGGCTAAACTATTACTACGACACAAATAACGCTACACAGTCTACTACGTTTTATAATAGGTTCTGGTGCCAAGTTTATTTTGTTTCTGGTTCTACTTTTTACTATGATGTAGCAAATCAAAACTGGACTACTACAGCTAAATACTTCTTTTTTGAAAACGACAAAGGGGTAGCCGACCAATGGGTAAGCCAGTCTTTAGATATTGCAAAACTACCAGCAGCGGCTGCGCAAAGTCAAACGGTTTATTTACGTATATACGGACCTAGAAACTATTTAACTAATTACCAAGGCGTTTATATAGATAACACCGTAATTTTTAAGGACGAACTAAGGACCGCTATAAATGAACGCTTACTAACGCAAGACACTACTACAAACGTAATAATAAATGACACCGAAATAGACCGCGAACTATTTAATTTTACACTAGGTTATACAGACGTTTACGACAGTAGCGACTTGTCTAGTTTTAGAAGACCCTACCAGGCTACAGCTAAACAGCAACTAAACGACTTTAGGAACACAGTACTACGTTATGAAGGTACACTATATAATAATAAAACCGCGCCGCTTACACCAATGGATAAAATACGGATAAACTTTACAAACTTTAGCGAAGGCGACAGCTTAATACTAGACGGTTTAACGTATAGCTTAAAAACAAATAGGTACGATATAATAGCACACAAACCAAACCAAAACAACGATACTGCGGCTACAGAAACCACTAAAACAGAAGTTTATAGCTACGATTAACCAGAATTAACAGCCCTTTGTTTGCTGCGAAACCTACCTGTATGCCTAGCGCTGGGTAGGTTTTTTTTTACTAAATAGTTTAAGAATTATTTGCATAGTTTAAAATCTATTTGTAGTTTAGCGGTAAAATATACTATATGTATAAAGATTTATTCACAGCTGAAATGCGCAAGCTAGGCTACACTTTAAAGGATATATGCGAACTTATAGGCGCTAAATACCCTACGGTATATACGCGTCTAGATAGTCCAGAAACTTTTAGAGTAGCTGAACTTCGCGCGTTACATAAAGCTGGTTTTAGTTTAGATGTAACTTTTAATTTAATAATAAACAAGTGAAAACAGTAAATATAAAAGGTAAGGAATATATAACCGTAAACGAACGGCTTATACATTTTCGAACCAAAGCCGACTATAATGGCTGGCGAATAGTAGAGGACGTAATAAGTCTGGACGACAAAGAAGGCGTATTTAAAGTAACTATTTTAGACCCAGAAGGTAACGAAATGGTAAGCGCCCACGCCCAGGAATACCGCGACAGTAGCTATATAAATAAAACGTCGTTTTTAGAAAACGGCTTTACAAGCGCTTTAGGGCGCGCTATGGGTTATTTAGGAATAGGTATAGACACTAGCATAGCTAGCGCAGAAGAAATAGGTAACGCTGTAAATAACCAAAGCGGTAAAAATGAAAACCAGGATAACAAACCCTGGCTAAGCGATACCCAATTTAACGCAACCCTAAAGGGTACAGCAGACCAGGCTAAAAAGGTCCTGGCTAATTTTAAAATGAAAAAAGAGTATAAACAGCAGATAACTGCAAAATTTAATATAAATGAGTAATACAAAAACAAAGTACGTAAACGGCGTACGACTATTTAACCCTGGCGACAATGCGCCACAAAACCTTTTAGCTAACGTATTAATAACGCCAAAGCTATTAGTAGAATGTTTAAAACAGGACGACGTACAAGACGCTAAAAGCGAATATAAAGGCGACACGCAGTATAAAGCGAACCTTTGGAAAAACGACGACGGCAGCCTAAGTATGTCTTTTAACACATATAAACCAGAACAAAAGCAAACCAAAGTAGCGCAAGGGGACAATGACCTACCCTGGTAGGTTTTAATAACAGCCTGGGCGTTTATTCGCCTGGGCTTTTTTTTAACAAATAATTTTAAAAGCAAACAAATGAAAATAGTAAAAGACACAAACGCAGAATACCACAGCCAAAAAGATTATATAAGCGCTAGTGGTTTAAAAATGATAGCTAAAAAAAGCGTACACCACTACCTAAACGCTGAATTTAAAAGCACTTCTTCTATGGCTTTTGGAACTGCTGTACATACGGCTATATATGAGCCTAGCGAATACCATAAAGACTACCATATAATACCTAAAATAGACAGGCGTACTAAAGCTGGCAAAGAACTATACGCTAATCATATAGAAGAAGCCAAAGGCAAAGAAGTACTAGACGAAGCCGACCACCAGCGAATACTAACAATACTAGAAAACTTAGGTAAAAGCGACGCTAAAGAATACGTACAGGGCGAGATGGAAGTAAGCCACTATACAGAACACGATGGTATAAAGGTACGCGTACGCCCAGACTGTATAAATAAAGTAGCTGGGTTTATTAGCGATGTTAAAACGTGTCAAGACAACAGCCCTAGGGCGTTTCTAAGCGATATTTATAAATATAAATACCACGTACAGGCGGCTTTTTATATGGATATGCTAGGCGTAAATAAATTCGTTTTTATAGCAATAGAAACAAACGCGCCCTATAGTATAGAAACGTATGTACTAAGCGACGAACTGCTAGAAAAAGGACGCAAGGAATACAAAAAGGCTATAGCAGACTGGAAGTATTACCTAGAAACAGACGTAGCGCTAGGCTACGACGGTATAAGAAACGACGACGGTATAATAGTATTAGGTTAAACTTTAAAGGTTCTCAAAAATGACACAGGAAAATAAACTAGAAAAATATAAAAACTTAGTAGAAGACTACTACGGTATAGATTTAATGTTAAAAAGTCGTAAGACTATATACGTACAAGCTAGGGCTATTTATTACTATTTATGTAGGGAATTTTCTAGCCTACCGATAACTAAAATAGCGCAAAGTTTAGATAAAAACCACGCTACTGTACTTCACTCTTTAAACGAATTACCGTATATGCGTAAATTTGATAGTAATTTTAACAAAAATTTTTACGAAATTTACGAAATAGCAAAAAGTTTTAACAGAACAGAAAAAGTAGAACTAACACTAGAACAGCTTATAACTGGGTATAACCAGCTTAAAATAGACAACGAAGTACTAAAAAGCAGGCTTAATAAGTACGAACCAGCGTAAATAAACACAATGCCAAACCACTACCATAAATACTTAGGACCAGAAGACAAGCTACAAAACGCTGTAATGGACTATATACAGGTCCAGTACCCAGACGCACTAGTAGCCCATATACCAAACGAAGGTAAGCGCACGCCTTTTGAACGGTTTAAATTTAAGTATTTAGGCGGTAAGGCTGGAATACCAGACGTTATGTTATTCTGTCCTAGTGGCGACTATGTAGGGCTGGCTATTGAATTAAAAGCTGGAAGAAATAAACCTACAGCTGCTCAGGTAGAATGGTTAGAACGTTTAGAGTTTTGCGGCTGGGCTGCGTATTGTTTAAATAATTTCGACGCCTGTAAAGATATTATAGACAGATATTTTAAAAATAATTTATAATTTTAACCAATGAAGTACAACGCTGTATATTTTGACGAAGAAAACCAAAAGGTACGATGGACGCAAACAGCGCCAGAAGGTTTTAAATTTAACTACGAATACGTAGGTAAAATGACGCGTATGGAATTCGATTTATTAGTAGAGGTCCTTTGGGAACTTTACGAAGACGATAAAATAAAATTTACAGACTTTGTAAAACACTTCGGCGACTTACGTACATTTTGCGACCAGATAAAAGGTATAATAGAATGAAACGAAACTATTTAAAAAGTGCGGTATGGCTAACGCTAACCGCCATAACAGTAACGCTATGGTATGGCGTATATAAGATACTAACGTAGAAACACTTAACAAATGAAACTAAACAGAATAATAAAGCCGTCGAAATTCGACAGGTTTACTATAATACCTAGCGCTATATTTAGGCAGCAAGGTATAAGCCAGCAAGCTACAGGGCTGTACTGCTATTTATTTAGCCACAGTAGTAACCAGAAAATAACTATAAATTTTATTACAAACCACTTTAAAAACGGTAGGGACGCTATTCGCGGCGCTTTAGCTGAACTTGAAAGCCTAGGTTATCTTATTAGGCAACAAGAACGTAAAAACGGTAAAATAGTAGGTTATAACTACATACTAAAAGACGCACCAGCGCCTGAAAAACCGTCGCCTGAAAAACCGTCGCCTGAAAATCCGATACAAAGTAATACTAGTATATATAGTTATAAAGATATAACTACATATACAAAAAGTAATAATAGTACGAAGTCTGAAAACGTCGAAAAATCCTATCCGCACTTCGTACAACTTTTTCCTGAAAGGTATAGACCTAAAGCGCCTACTACAGTAGAAAAATGGAAGGTTTGTCTAGACAGAATAGAACGTATAGACGGCTACGACCTACGCCAAGTTTACGAAGTTTGTAGAAAATTACGCCAAGACCAATTCTGGTCTGAAAACTTTTTAAGCGTTTTAAAGCTACGTAACAGCGATAAAAACGGCGTACGATACATAGACAGGTTTATGGAACGAAACGCGCTTAGAACGCGTCCTACGGCTTTAAACAAAGTAAAAGGCGTTAAAGAATTTGTAGCATATACAGAAGACGGAGAAAAAATGGTTAAAGCTATTACTAATAACGGCGTAGTACAGGACTTTAATTTGCGAATGAATTTGACGCCAGCTGAATATAAAGAAATACTAGAATATGCGCACAGATAACATAGAAAAAATACACGAACTAGAACAGCAGCTAGTATTTTTACTAAATTTAGACGGCTGGAAGTTAGAATGGACTGGCAAAGACTTTAGCCACTACGACGCAGAAGGTTTAGATTTAAATGGTAGAAAATGTATTATAGAATTTAAATTTAGAAGCGAAGCCTATACAGACAAAATGCTAGAAGTATATAAATATAAGGCGCTACTAGCTGTGAATAAGTTTGCAGAACGCTACTACGCCGTAATAGACTTTAAAGGCTGCTGGGTATTCGACCTAGATAGTATAAAATACACTAAACAGAAAATACAAAGCCCTAGGCAGTCTATTTTTAACGACACTAAAAAAGTAGAAAAAGAAGTAATGATGCTACAAAAAAGCAGCGCTGTAAAGCGTTATTTATATAAATTTTAGATATGATAGAAATAACAAACGAAGACAATATAGAACTAATGGCGCGATACCCAGATAACTACTTTGACCTTGCTATTGTGGACCCGCCGTATGGTGGTAATGATGCCATAGGGTTAAAAGATAATAAAAACCAAGGTAAACAAGCTACAAAAAGAACAAACTACAAAGTATTTGATAATGTTGCACCAAGTGTTGAGTATTTTAATGAACTGAAAAGAGTTAGTAAAAATCAAATCATTTGGGGAGTAAACTTTTATAAAAATTATGATTTAAGTGGTGGTAGATTATGTTGGGATAAAAAAGGAACTGCCTTTGGTAGAGCTGAACTTGCTTATTTATCTATGACTAAAAGTGTTAATATTTGTGAAATTGTTTGGAATGGTATGTTGCAACAAGATATGAAAAATAAAGAAGTTAGAATACACCCAACACAAAAACCTGTTAAGTTATACGAATGGTTACTAATGAATTACGCTAAAGAAGGCAACAAAATACTAGACACCCACTTAGGTAGTGGTTCTATAGCTATAGCTTGCCATAATTTAGGTTATGATTTAACAGCTTGCGAACTAGACAAAGACTACTACGACGCAGCTATAAAACGCCTTAAACAACAACAGGCGCAACAAACTTTATTTTAAATTTTAAGATATGAAGTTAAACAGAAACCATAAATTTTTACTAAAAGCAGCTGCTTATTTTACTGCTATTTATATTATTACAGTACAAATGCTAATTTTTGCACTAAATTATTTTGTAGGTTAGCAAACGAAACAAACAAACAAATGGAATACAAACAGAAACTACAGGACTTAGGTATACACCTAACGGCTAACAGCGGCGAAACTAAAACAACTTGCCCAAAATGTAGCCACACCAGAAAAAACAAAAGCGACAAATGCCTAAGCGTAAATATAGATGAAGGCGTATATAACTGCCATAACTGCGGTTATGCTGGTAACGTAAAATTTACGCCTAAAAAAGAATATATAAAGCCAGTTAAAGTAAACGCAGAACTAAATAACCGTATTATAGACTGGTTTGCTGGTAGGTCTATTACTGAACCTACGCTAGTACATTGGAAAATAGGCGAAAGCCTAGAATACATACCACAGGTACAGAAAAAACGCCGTACGATTAACTTTAATTATTTTAGGGAAGGCGAACTAATAAACGTAAAATACCGCGACGCTGAAAAAAACTTTAAAATGGTTTCTGGCGCTGAATTAATTTTCTACGGTGTAGACAACCTAAAAGATAAAAAGCGCTGTTATATAGTAGAAGGCGAAATGGACGCGCTAAGCCTACACGAAGCTGGACTATACAGCGTTTGTAGCGTACCTAACGGCGCTAGTAAAGGAACGCAAAAGCTAGACTATTTAGACAACTGCTATAAGTATTTTGAAGACAAAGACGAAATAATACTATGCACTGATAACGACCAGCCAGGGCTACAGCTGCGTAACGAATTAGCTAGAAGGTTAGGCGCTTACCGCTGTAAATACGTCGAATTCGGCGATTATAAAGACGCTAACGAAGTTTTAATACAAAAAGGTGGCGAAACCTTACGGCAAATAATAAGCGACGCTAAGAACTTCCCACTAGAAGGCGTACTAAACTTAAATAATATATGGAATAACGTACTAAATTATAACGAAAACGGTATAAAAAACTATAGTATAAACCTAGGCGAAAGCGATAACTATTTCAATATGGCTTTTGGGGAATGGACTGTAGTAACTGGTATACCTAATAGCGGAAAAAGCGACTTTATAGACCAGGTACTAGTGAACCTAACAACAAAGTACAACTTCCGCTGCGCTATGTTTAGCCCTGAAAGCTACCCTTATGAAGGCCATATAAAGCGTATAGCTGACAAACTAAACGGTAAAAGCTGTAATACAGACGACCTAAACAATACAAAAGACTTTATAGAAGAACATTTTTACTGGATAAAAATAGACTTAGAAAACTTAACGCTTAAGGGTATACTAGACGCTTTTAGACAACTAGTATTCCAAAAGGGTGTAAACGTGCTAGTAATTGACCCCTGGAATATGCTGGACCACTCGGCGCAGCGCGACTTTACCTACATAGGCAAACTACTAAGCGAAATAACGCAGTTTTGCCAGCAGACAAACACACACCTATTCCTAGTAGCACACCCTAGAAAAATAGAAAGCGATAACGGCGTATTTAAAAAGCCCAATTTGTACGATATTAGCGGCAGCGCAGACTTCTATAACAAAGCCTATAATGGTCTAGTATGCTTTAGGTCTGTAGGGCAAAAGACAGAATACAAAAGCGACTTAGTAACTATCTATGTAGAAAAAATAAAACGTAAAGAAAACGGACAGCTGGGACAGTTTGACTTAGCGCCAGACTTCCATAACGGCGGCGTATATAAGCCTATAGGTAAGGCTAGTAAGACGTTTGAAGTAATAAAAGATACTAATGTACCCTGGGACTAGATATATAAAATATATATAATGGATATAATAAAAAAACAAAACATAAAATTATATAAAGGTAACTGCTTAGAAATAATGACTACAATACCTAATAAAAGTATAGATGCTATAATTACAGACCCACCATACGGAACGACAGCTTGTAAATGGGATAGTGTTATTGATTTTGATTTAATGTGGGAACAGTTAAATAGAATAATAAAGCCTAACGGTGCAATAGTTTTGTTTGGTAGTGAACCGTTTAGTAGTTATTTAAGAATGAGTAATATAAAAAACTATAAATACGATTGGATATGGCAAAAAAATATAGGCGGTGCTTTTGCTTTAGCAAATAAAATGCCTTTAAAAAGACACGAAATAATAAGCGTGTTCTATAAAAAACAACCTACATATAATCCACAAATGCAAGAATATTCTCAAAGCACCAAAAAAAGATTTAAAAATTTGCAAAAAATAAATACAACAAAACAAAAAGAAAACAACACAGGAGAGATAATCAAAATAAATAGAAGTGATTATACTATTGACTACAATAAAGGAACATACCCCACAAGTGTAAAATTTTTTAAAAGACCACACATAGCAAATGGAAATAGTTTGCACCCTACTCAAAAACCTGTTTCTTTAATGGAATACTTAATAAAAACCTACACCAATGAAAACGAAACAGTTTTAGATTTTACAATGGGGTCAGGTAGCACAGGAGTAGCTTGTTTAAATACAAATAGAAATTTTATAGGTATTGAAATGGACGAAAATTATTTTAACATAGCAAAAAAAAGAATAAACGAACACAAACAACAAACAAGACTATTTTAATGAATAATAAAGCATATAAG